TCACGTGCACCGCAATCCGAGATTCGCCGAGACTCGCCGAGGCTGCCCGAGTGCAGGTCAGGGGCTTACGGAGGCCCCAAGTCCGAGATTGGCCGAGTTTCGCCGAGACTCGCCGAGGGGGGATTGTGGATTCCATGTGGACTCTGCGCCGTGACCCCCTACGAAACTGCCCGCAGGTGGCGCGACCCTGACGCCCCCTCAAGGGCAGTGCGGATTCGGTCCGCGGCGCCTTCGCTCCCGTGGGTGTAGAGCCACGTGACACGCCCGCCGCGCTCCTGGCCAAGCATGAGCTGCACGTCCTTCTCGCTCACGCCCTGGGCGTGCAGACGGCTCGCCAGGGCGTGCCGGTAGTCGTGGAAGCGAGGCCAGTACTCCTCGCGGCCCGTCTTCGGGTCCTTGATGAGCCGCGCCAATCCGACTTCCTTGATCGTCGGAATCCATACTCTGCGACGGAAGTTGTTGCCGCGGAGCACACCGTCGAGGACGACCTGCGCGCCCTGAAGGCGCCGCATCTCCCCTCCCTTAGGACCCCGGAAGACGACCTCTTCGGGGCACAGCCCCTCTCTCACCTCCGTACGGGCGGAGGACGCGGGGAGGCGCTCCAGCATCAGCTCGGCAGCACCGACAGCGACACTCGTCAGCGGTACGTCGCGGTACCCCGCCACCGTCTTCGGCATGGCCTGCCGCACGATCTTGCCCTTGTCGTCCACGACGATCTGCCGCACCTGGGCCTCCGCCGAGTCGAGGTCGAGGAAGCACAGGCGTAGGCCGACGATCTCGCCCCACCGCATCCCGGTCTCGTGCGCCCAGTCGATGAGGGGCTGGTACCAGAGCGGGATGGCCTCGCGGATGAGGGCGTACTGCGCTTCGGTCGGGGGCCGGAGGTCGTCGGGGTGCCGGGCGGGGGCCGGCGCGGTGACGGTGACGGCGTCGAGGGGATTTTTCGCGATGCGCTCGTCGATGACCGCGTCCCGGAGCATCGCGCGGAACAGCTCACGCACCTTGACCTGAGTGGCGTGGCCGTGGACCTCCGTGCGCATCCAGGTCTGCACCGTGGTGTGCCGGATCGAGGAGAGCTTGTGCTGCCCCCACTTCGGTTTGATGTGGGCATTCCAGAGGGACAGCTTGCGGTTTCGGGTCGTGGGGCGCTCCGGCGTGTGGCCGGGCCACCATTCCTCCCACCAGGCGGCGAGGGTGATGTTCCCGCGCTTGGGGTCGAGGTAGGTGCCGGAGCGGACGGACTCACGGACCTTGTCGAGGAAGGCGTTCGCGTCGCGGGCCGTGGGGAGGTTCTTCGCCTTCTGCTGGCCGCTCGCGTCTCGGTACCGCGCCTGCCAGGACCCGAGGCAGTCCCGCCGCTTCTTCCTCTCGCCGTGCGTCTCGGGCGGGTACTCGGTCATGCAGGCCGAGCACCCGCACGTCTTGCTCCTTAGCTGCCTGGGGTTGTTCTGTGCCCTACGCGCCATGGCTGATCACCATGCCCGTCGTCCTCCGGGTCCGCTGGGGGATACGGGGCAGCTCCACGGCGGCCCCGCACCAGCAGCGTGCACCGGACTCCGTCTGGGGTACCGCGAGTTCGGCCAGCACCGCGCGCACGACGCGGAGGCGGTGCTCGGCGGGGAGCGTGTCCGGGAGGGTGATCGTCCGCGTGCGGTAGTCCCACGGCCGGTAGCTGTCAGTGATCGGCGACAGGGCGATGGTGACGCACATGGTGATACCCCCGGTGCAGGCGTGGCAGAGCCGTGGTGCTGACGGGGGAGGACGTCAACGCGTGCGGATGACGGTACATCTGTGAGGCGCGCATACGCACCCTATTGGGCGCAACCTGTGGTGCTGGCTTCACTGTGAGTGTCGGCATCCGCATAGGTAGACCCGGCACATACCCGAACGGTTGCACGGCAACCGCTCGCACGTGTGTGCGGGTCAGCTGCGCCGGTTGGCGTCACCTAGCGCCTTGAGCTGGATCTCCACGACGTCCTGTTGATCGGCAGTGAGGTCCCTGATCAACCCGATCAGGCGCGCCTCACGGTCGGGCCCAAGAGGGCCGGGAGCCCTTCGGCCGGCGGCGGCGCTCAGCTCTTCGACGGTGAAGGCCGGGAAGACGGAGTTCAGCTTCTCGATGCTCTTGCGACCGGGGATGCGATTGCCGTTGGTCCAGGCGTTCACGGTGGAGACAGGGATGCCGGTGCGGCGAGAGATCTCACTGTCGGACGTGATGTCGTAGTGCCCCTTGAGGCGTTGAAGGATCTGCGCGAAGGACTCCGCGCTGCCCTCGGGGTTCTCTCCCTGGTTTTCCACAGGGCAAGACTGCCCGGCGGCTTCTACTTTTCGCAAGCGAAGGTAGAAGCCTGGCGCGATCTTGACCGGCGCACGACCTCCCCGCCGCGCACCGCCGCTCTTCGAATATGCCACCACCATAGAACAGGCATTCGAAAAATGCGCCCCGCCACGCCTCCGAACTAGACGGCACTCGGCGAATCTCGGCGACACCCGCTTGACGGCCTTCCACTTCCACAGTAGAAATGTGGCAACGCCTCACCACGGGGCGGGTAGCACTCGAACGAGGTCTCCATGCCCAAGTTGCTGCGCAAGGGCGCCGGTCAGCCACTCCGAGACGCGATGAGCGCCCGAGGACTCTCCGGCCCCCGGCTCGCGGAGCAGACCCGGCGCGTAGACCCCGCCGGACGGGGCGTCAGCCCCGCCACCATCGGCCGCCTCACCGGCACCGGGAAAACCGCCCGGGACGCCTGCGAGATGGCGACCGCCTGGTGGATCGCGGAAGCCCTGGACGAACCGCTCCAGTCGCTTTTCCGCATGCCCACACATTCCACTGCCACAGTAGAAAGGTAGAAGGCCCGATGCCGAAGAAGAGCGAGCGCCACGCCGCCCTCCCCGCCGGGCTCGTCCCGCTGCTCGACCAGAAGCAGCTGGAGACGTACTACGGCGTCTCCGACTGGCAGGTCCTCCGCTGGCTCGAAGCCGGAATGCCCGAGGAGCCCTTCGCGGGACGCGGCAGGCGCTTCAACCTCGCCGCCGTCGAGGCGTGGCACGAGCAGCAGTCCGCGCTCGCCGCCGCCTGACACGAAAAACGGGGCCCCGCGACCGGGCCTGGTCGCGACGCCCCTCCGGCACCTCCACTCACGCGAAAGCAGAGGTAACCGTGTACGCACAGCCTACCGATCTTCCCGCCGGTCACCGGCGGACGGTCCTCGTGACCGGCATCTCCATCCCCACCCAGACGTCGGCGAAGCGCCCGCCGATGGCGCTGTCGGACCTCTTCCGCAGGGCGGCCCGCATCCTCGCCCGCGTCGGTCTCCACCAGGGCGACTACCTCCCGGACGTCTTCGACCGGCACCTGAGCACGCCGCACACCGAGCGCCCCATGTGCCTCGTCGCCGCGCTGCGCTGCGCCGCGACGGGTGACCCGCACCGGATCTCGATCCTCTCGGGCGACGCGATTCGTGTGCTCGCCGACCGCCTGGTCGTGAACGGCGAGCAGGGCCCGTACGGCAGTGACGAGTTGGCGTGCGAGTTCCACCTCGCGCAGTGGGGCGACGAGGACGGGCGCACGACGGAGGCCGCCGTGGGCGTGCTGGAGCGCGCGGCGGACGCGACGGCGGTGTCGCTGTGACCGCCGTCCTCTTCCTCCTCGCCCTCACCCTCGCGGTCTACGCCCTCACCGTGGCGCTCGCCGTCGAGGACACCGCGTACGACACGAGCGTGCGGGAGGCCCGCCGATGAGCAGCACCACCCGACAGCCCGTGGACGGGCCCTTCCGGATCTACGTGGACCCCACGCCGACCGGTATCCGCCTCGACGTCTCCGACTACCTCCGCACCTTCCTCACCGGGCTCGCGCAGGCCGCCGACGAGGACCCGCAGAGCCTCCTCGCCGACCTCCTGGAGCTGGCCGCGCTCGCCCGCGTCGCACGCGCCGAGGGCTGCGACTCCCACGCCGCGCACGCCCGGGACGCGCTCGTCGAGAGCCTCCTCACCGAGGTCGGCGACGGGCGGATTCCGGTGTACGGCGCGCAGGCCGGGCGGCTCCGGGACCGGATCGCTGAGCTGCTCGTGCCCCGCCCGGTACCGGCGCAGCGCGAGAGGGGTGAGGCCGCGTGAACCGCCGCGACTTCCTCCTCGCCGCCATACAGGGCCAGGGCCCCGCCGCCCGGGTCAGCACCGCCAGCGCCGCGCGCCTTATGGCCGCGAGCCCTTGGCCCACCACCGGCCGGAACACGGCCCGCAAGGACTTGGGCGCGCTCGTGGCGCGCGGGGTGCTGCGGGTCGTGGAGAGCGCCGGTCGCACCAGCTACCAGCTCAGCACGGAGAAGGAGGGCGGATCGATGACCGTCCGGTTCACGGACGCGGACCGCGTCCTGGGGCAGATCGAGCGCGGCGAGGTCCGCGTCGGGGCCGACGCGGCACGCGAGATCGCGGCGTGCGCCGAGGCCGCGTACGGGGCCGTCTGGTCCGCCGAGCCCGCCCGCGCGTTCCCGCAGCTTCGGGTCGCGTGCCCCGCGTGCGGGTCGGCGCCGGGCGAGCTGTGCACGAGCCACAGCGGTACGCGGGTGCGTCGTCACGATGTCCACCAGGCGCGTCGCGCGGCGTGGGCGAAGGGCGGTGCCGCGTGAGCGCCCCGACCCCCGAGCCCCTGCCGCAGGCCCTGCGGGAGCAGATCGCCGCCCAGCTCGGCGACGCGAAGCCCGCGACGGACAAGGTGCTCACGAGTCTCGCCGCGTCGGTCGCGGACCGGCGTGCCCACGAGCACCCGACGTGGGAGGACCTCTACTGCCTGAACCTCGTCTCGTGGGCAGGCGAGCGGATGGCGCCGGTCCTGCGCCGCCTCCTTGATGCCGAGGCTGAGGTGACCCGCCTGCGCGCCGCCCTGTCGGCTGCGGCCGACGATGTCGTCGAGCGGGACGACGAGATCGCCGACTGGTCCGCCAAGAACGCCGCCCTCCGCGCCGAGCTGCGCCAGCGCCTCTCCCGCGCGGCCGACAAAGCGGAGAAGGACACCCTGCGGGGCGAGTCCACTCCCGCCACCGGCTCCGCCCAACGGCGCGCGTTCCTCCTCGACCGCATCCGCAGCGAGCGCGGCCAGTGGACCCCCGGCCGCGTGAAGCGCCTCTACCGGCGGGTCTGGCCTGAGCAGCACGTGCTCCGCGCCACGATCCGCGCCGACCTCGCCCAGCTCCACAGCGATGGCCACCTCACCCTGCACGACGCGGGCGACCGCCGCTTCTACACCCTCGCGGAGGCGAACGCCTGATGACCGACACCATCCTGCGCGCCGGGGCCACCACGGTCCCGGCCGCGGGGCGGCGGGTCACCCCGACCGGCCGCCTCATCCTCCCCGCCGACGCAGACCGTGCCGACTGGCTCACCGCCCGCCGCTCCGGCATCGGCTCCTCCGACGTCCCCGCCATCCTCGGCCTCATCGACCGCAACCCGCCGATCAAGGTCTACCTCGACAAGACCGGCCACGACGTCGACGACGCAGGCGAGGCCGCGTACTGGGGCACCGTCAACGAGGAGCCGGTCGCCCGCCGCTGGGCCATGCAGTCCCGGTCCGTGATCCGCCGCGTCGGCCTCGTCGCCCACCAGGACCACCCGCACTGGATGACCACCCTCGACCGGCGCGTCACCGAATGCCCGCTCGCCGACGACGAGCGCGTCCCCTGCGCGCTGGAGGTCAAGACCCGCTCCGCCTTCAAGTCCGCGCAGTGGCACTCCGGAGCCCCGGACGACGTCACCGCGCAGGTGCTCTGGCAGATCATCGTCAACGGCTACGAGCACATGCACTACGCCGTGCTCATCGGCGGCAACGAGTACCACCAGGGCGTCATCCGCGCCGACGAGTACCGCGACGTGATGGCCGACATCACCACGGCCGTCGACCGGTTCTGGACGGAGCACGTCCTGGCGGAGGTCCCGCCGCCGGTATCCGGTGACGGCGAGGCCGTTGCCCGGATGTTCCGCCGCCTGCACCCCACCCGCAGCGGGGCCGTGGACGTCGACATGCACCCCGACGCGTACGACGCCCTCCTGGAGTACGGGCGCCACCAGCGCGCCGAGTCCGCCGCCCGCAAGGCGAAGAACACGGCGAAGGCCCGCATGATCGCCGCCCTCGGCGACGCGCAGGAAGCCCGCCTCGGCGGCGAGCGCGCCTACTCCCTGGAGCCCACGAACGCCGCCCCGCGCGTCGACCTGGAGCAGCTCGCCGAGCGCTTCCCCGACGCCTACGCGGCCTGCGTCACCCCCAACCCCACCGAACGCATCGACATCGCCAAGACCTTCAAGGGGGGCATCTGATGGGACTGCGCGAGAACGCAGCCGCAGCCGCCGGCCGAATCGTGGCCGAGCCGGACACCGACCAGCAGACCGTGAGCGAGGCGCCGAACCTCGTCGAGCCGGACCTCGGCGACCTCACCGCGGACGCCGAGCCCACCACCTCGGCGGTGACCGCCTGGTCCCGCGTCATGGGCGAGGTCCGCGCGATCGGGAAGAACGAGAAGTTCGAGGGAGGTCGCGCGGGGCGTTTCAACTTCCGCGGTATCGAGACGGCCCTCAACGCCTTCGGGCCCGCCTGCCGCAAGCACGGCGTCCTCGTAATTCAGCACAAGGTGGAGACCGAGTACCGCGACATCTCGACCAGTTCCGGTGGCCGGATGCGTGAGTGCACGGCCCTGGTCACCTTCCGGATCTACGGCCCGGACGGCAGCTTCTTCGAGACCCAGGCGGCCGGGGAGGCGTCCGACTCGGGGGGCCGCTCCACGCCGAAGGCCCAGAGCATCGCCCTGCGCACGTTGCTGATCAACAACGGGCTCGTGCCGACCGAGGACCGCGACGCCGACGCCGTGCACTTCGAGCGCGCGGAGTCCCCGGTCCGCCCGGCCGCCTCCTACGTGGACGAGGTCTGCAACCCGCACACGAGCGCCGGACGCCTCCGGCAGATCCATCACGAGCTGAGCAGCACGCGGCAGCTCGGCGCGCTGGTGACGAACGAGGTCGGCGACGAGGAGCGGATCGGCGACATGGTCGTCCGTATCGGCAAGGAGCGCACCGCCGGGGGTGCCGAGTGACCGCCTGGCACACGGGCCGCCTGTGCGGCTTCGACCTGGAGACCACCGGCATCGACGTCGAGGCCGACCGCATCGTCACCGCCTGCGTCGTCCAGTGCGGCGGCGGGCAGGAGACCGCCTCCGCCGTCTGGCTCGCCGACCCCGGCGTCGAGATCCCCGAGGGCGCCGCGAAGGTCCACGGCATCACCACCGAGCAGGCGCGCGCCGAGGGACGGCCGGCCCCGGAGGTCGTCGAGCAGGTCGTGGCCGCGCTCGCGCAGGTCGCACGCGACGGCGTCCCGGTCGTCGCGATGAATGCGAGCTACGACCTCACGCTCCTCGACCGCGAGGCGCGCCGCCACGGCGTGCAGCCGCTCGTCGACATCGTCGGCGACCAGCTCCGCGTCATCGACCCGCGCGTCCTCGACAAGCGCGTCGACAAGTTCCGGCGGGGCGGGCGGAAGCTCGAAGACCTCTGCCGCACGTACAGCGTGGCGCTCGACGGCGCGCACTCGGCCGACGCCGACGCGATCGCCGCCTGTCGCGTCGCCTGGCGCATCGCCACCAAGCACACGGCGATCGGCGCGGCCTCGCTCGCCGAGCTGCACGAGCAGCAGGTCGGGTGGGCGCGCGCGCAGGCCGAAGAGCTGGCCGACTACTTCCGCCGCACCCCCGGCAAGGAGGAGTGGGCGGACGGCGTCCGCACCGAATGGCCCTTCATCCCCGCGCCGCGTACGGGCGGTGAGCGCTGATGTTCGGTCTCTCCCGCACCCGTACCGTCCGCGACCTCCAGGAGCGCCTGGACGCCGTCACCGAGCAGCGCGACGCCGCGCGCGCGGACGCGGCGACCTGGAAGAACTCCTCGGTCCGTACCGCGGCCCGGTTCTCCGAGCTGCACACCCGCGCCGAGAAGGCGACGGCCGCACACCGCGTCGAGGGCGAGCACACCGGCGCCCTGGAACGCCGCCTGCGCCGCCTCGTGATCGCCTGCGCCCGCTACCGCATCGAACTGCGCCGCACACAGGCCGACTTCGCCTTCCTCCAGTCCCGCTACGACGACGCCCTCGGCCTCACTAGCCCCGCCGTCGAGATGGGCGAGCACTGGCAGACCCGCCGCTCCGACAAGACCGTCCCGGAGGTCAGCTCATGAGCCCCATGCGCGCGCTGCGCCAGCTCCTCCACCCCGCCGGCCGACACCGCGCCCCCGCCGGGCACGGCCTCCTCGACGAGGACCAGCTCGACGGGCTCCTGGAGGACGGCGACGCCGAGGAGAACGACAACCGGTACTGCGGCGGCTGCGAGCGCACCACGTTCCAGCGGGTGCACGCGGACGGCTCGCACACCTGCTGGACGTGCTCCACCACCACGGCCGGAGACCAGTGATGGACGAGACCTCCCTGTCCGCCGAGACCCTCGGACAGACCCGCGAGCAGCGCGCCGCCGCGTCCCGGGTGGTGCTCCGGTACGCCCGCTCGCGCGACGACCTGCGCCTCCTCCTCGACGTCCTCGGCCTCAACCCGGCCGACCCCACCACGAAGGGACAGCGGCAGTGACCGCCCCCACCCTGTTCGACCAGGCCCCCGCCGCCCCGGCCCCCGCGCCGGTGGCGGCGGGCCGCCCGCGGCCCGTCGTGATCGGCCTCGACCTCTCCCTCACCTCCACCGGGGTCGCGGGCGAGGGCTGGACCGACAACATCCGCACGAAGCTGCGCGGTGACGCCCGCCTCGTCCACGTCATCGACACCGTGAAGACCTTCATCCGCAGCGCCGACCTGGTCGTCATGGAGGGCCCCGCGTACGGGCACGCCGCGCTCGCCGGGCACGAGGACCTCGCGGGCCTGCGGGTCCTCGTGCGGACCTACTGCTACCGGCAGGGCATTCCGTACGCGGCCGTCCCGCCGAGCACGCTCAAGCTCTACGTCGCCGGGTACGGCAAGGCGTCGAAGGGCGAGGTGCGCTCGGCGGTCCGCGACCGCTACGGCATCGAGTGCGAGGGCCCCGCCCGCTACGACGAAGCCGACGCGTACTCGCTGGTCGCCGCCGCGTACGACTGGCTCGGCGTACCGCTCGCCACCGTCCCGGACCGGCAGCACGCCGCCCTCGACGGCATCGCCTGGCCCGACCGCGAGGCGGTGACCTGGTGACCACCGCCCAGCCCTGGTACGACCGCGCCGCCTGCCTCGGCGTCGACACCGAGTACTTCTACTCCTCGCGCAGCGGAGAGGACGAGAAGGCGGCCCTCGCGCTCTGCCGTGTCTGCCCGGTCCGCGCGGAGTGCCTCGCCGACGAGCAGGCCACCGACAGCCCGTACGGCCTCTGGGGCATCCGCGGGGGCCTCACCGCCGCCGAGCGCATCAAGCTGCGGGGCCCCCGCCGCAAGAGGAGAGCGGCGGAGGTCTCCGAGTGAGCGTCTGGTTCGGCGGCGTGCAGGTCCGCCGCCTGGAGCGGGGCCAGACCCCGGTCGCGGACCTTTTCTGCACGGCCTGCGGCACGCACGTCCGTGTCACCGGACGCGACAAGGTCCGCGATTTCCTCCGCGCCCAGCCCATGAACGAACACCGCGCGACCTGCCCGGCCCGCGCCCGCACCACCAACACCGAGAGGACCGCCGCGTGAGCGAGCAGCCCGCCTTCTTCCAGCCCGGCACCACCTACCTCCGGCGCCGCTGGCGCTTCCAGTGCCACGCCGCCGCGCCGAACCCCTTCACCGGAGAGATCCGGGCGCTCGGCTTCCTCTGCCGCCGGGACGACACCGCCAGCCCCATCGCCTTGGACCCCGACGACTGGGCGACCGGCGAATGGGAGCCCCAGCCCAACCGCATCCCCGCCGAGACCGCCGCGCACGTCCTCTGGCACGAGCACCGCGACGCGAACGGCTACCCCGCCGGGAGCTTCACCGCCGCGCTCCTAGCCCTCTGGGACCAGGCCGACGACGCCAACTCGGCCCGTCTCGCCGCCGCGTGGCCGGACTACGCCGCCGCCCGCGCCCTCGCCGCCACCACGGACGGCCTCAACCGCCTCCGCACCATCGCCACCACCAACTGACCGGAGCCCAACACCATGACCGACACCCAGCCCACCACCGAGACCGAGCGCGCCGACATCGCCGCCTTCCTCGCCAGCCACCTCAACGGCCGCACCGACGAAGAACTCTCCACCGAGTTCCACCAGCTCCTCGACGCCGTCCGCACCCACGGCAAGAAGGGCGAACTCCGCATCACCATCGTCGTCGAGCCCCCCGCGTCCGGCGTCGACTCCGCCCCGCTCCCCATCGGCGTCGAGTCCACCGTCAAGGCCCCGAAGCCCACCCCGGTCAAGAGCCTCTACTTCCTCGACGACGACGGCCTCCCCGTCCGCGAGGACCCCCGGCAGATGGCCATCCCCTTCCGCACCGCCCCCAGCACCGACACCTTCAAGGACGCCTGACATGAGCGACACCAACCTCCAGCCCGTCATCGACACCGCCCTCCGCTCCGCCCCGCCGGCCGAACTCACCCCCGGCAAGGTCTACGCCTTCCACACCCCGCAGGGCGTCCACAAGATCGACCTCACCGGGCCCGAGTACCGCGACCAGCCCGCCCGCAAGACCGGCACCACCACCGTCCGCGACGCCCAGTCCTTCCTCTCCTACTTCGAGAAGCACGCCGACACGGCCACCGAGGTCTACGCCGACGCCGACCACCTGACCGTGACCGCCGTCCTCGACGCGAGCAGCACCGAAGCCGCCCGCTGGGGCGACCACCGCCTCCGCCTCAGCCTCCGCACCACCGAGGCATGGGAACAGTGGAAGGCCAACGACGGGAAGCTTCTCGGCCAGGCCGCCTTCGCCGAGTTCCTCGAGGACCACCTGCCCGAACTCCTGGAGCCGTCCGCCGCCGAGATGCTGGAGATCGCCCAGTCCATCCAGGGCGTCACCCGGGCCGAGTTCACCGCGGGCACCCGCCTCTCCAACGGCCAGCGGCAGCTCTCCTACGTCGAGACGACCACCGCGAAGGCCGGGCAGAAGGGCCAGCTCACCATCCCCGAGACCTTCGTCATCGGGCTCGTGCCGTTCGAGGGCAGCGAGGGCTACAAGCTCACCGCCCGCTTCCGCTACCGCATCGGCCGCGACGGCGAACTCGCCATGGGCTACAAGCTCGACCGCCCCGGCGACATCCTGCGCACCGCATTCACCGACGTCACCAACCAGGTCGGCGAGCAGATCGACGTGCCCCTCATGAACGGGCAGCCCGCCTGATGCCCAGGGCCCGCACGCGGGGCGCCGACACCCTCCGCTGCCCCGCGTGCGGGACCCGCCTCCTCACCCAGTGGGTCGGACACACCGCCGCCCTCCACGCCCGCGTCGCCCTCCCCCCACCCGACGAGCCCCACCCGCTCGCCACCGCCCGGGAGGAGATCACCGGGAACCCCAACCGGCTCGTCTGGTGCCTGCCCCGCAACCCCTACGCACCGCCCCGCCTCCGCTGGACCGGCGCCCGCCACCCGCCGGACTGCCCCCACCAGCACCTCCCCGACCACAACTGCCCGCCCGCCGAACCCAGCACCCTTTTCTGAGGAGCCACCCAGTGCAGACCGTCCGCCAACTGGACCACCGCGCAACGGCGGACAACGACGGCCTCCCCCTCACCCCGCCGCCCGGAGACCCCGACTCCGAACGCGCACTCCTCGCCGCCTGCATCCACGACAAGCACCGCCGCGAGTACGACGAAGCCGCCGCGATCATCACCCGCGACGACTTCACCGTCCCGGCCTACGCGGCCCTCTGGGACGTCCTGGGCGACCAGATCCGCGACCAGCGGCCCACCGACCCCGACACCCTCCGCGTGGAGCTGGACCGGCGCGGGGAACTGCGCCCCTTCGGCCCCGGCGGCGGCCACCTCCACGAGATCGCCGACTCCTACAGCGGCGGCAGCGCCGAGTACTTCGCCGAGGCCATCCGCCGCACCAGCCGCCTTCGCAACCTCGACGACCTCACCACCCGCATCAAGGCGGGTATCCACACCGGCCGCGACCTCGAAGAGCTGGAAGCGCTCATCACCCGGCACGTCGACGACCGCGCCACCACCCCCGCCGCAGGCGGCTCGCGCTTCGTGGACGGCGCCAGCTTCATCCTCGACCTCCCCGACGACGTCCCCGCCAACTGGGGCGAGGGCGACAACGTCCTGTGGGCCGAAGGCGAAGCCCTCCTCATCGCCGGACCCGCCGGGGTCGGGAAGACCACCATCGCGCAGCAAGTCGTCCTCGCCGCGATCGGCCTGCGCCCCCACGCCCTCGGCTACCCGGTCCGCCCGGTGAAGCGATTCCTCTACCTCGCGTCCGACCGCCCCGCCCAGGCCGCCCGCTCCTTCGCGCGCATGGTCACCGAAGAGGACCGCGACATCGTCCGCGACCGCCTCGTCTTCTGGAAGGGCCCGCCCCCCACCGACTTCATCAAGGACCCCGGCACCCTCCTCCGCCTGTGCCGCCAGGCCGGGGCCAACGCCGTGTGCCTCGACTCCCTCAAGGACATGGCCGGGGAACTCGCCTCCGAAGAAGGCGGACAGGCCATCAACTCGGCGATCCAGCGCACCCTCGTCGAGGGCATCGAGGTCCTCGGCCTCCACCACCACCGCAAGCAGGGCGGCGGCAAGGACTCCGGCCGCGAACCCACGTCGCTTGACGAGCTGTACGGCAGCACCTGGATCACCGCCGGGGCCGGGTCCGTCGTCTCCCTCTACGGCGCCGCGGGCGACCCCATCGTCAACTTCCGCCACCTCAAGCAGCCCGCGGGCGAGTGCGGGCCCTGGCGCCTCAAGCACGACCACCCGCGCGGCCACACGGACATCTGGCACGAGGTCGACGTCCTGGACGTCCTCGCGCACGCCCGCGGCCCCCTGACCGCGCAGCAGCTCGCCATCCAGATCTACGGCGGCGAGAAGGGCAAGGCGACCGCGTCGGAGACCGAGAAGGCCCGCCGTCGCCTCGACCAGCTCGTCGAGAAGGGCCTCGCCCACAAGATCGCGAACGGCGGCGGACGCGGTTCCCAGGCCGGGTACGTCGCAGCGTTCTCCCCCAACGGCGAACTCCCCGAATCGGCCTGAAAGGGGCACAACCGAACTGCAAATTAACTCACGCAAATACTCACGCTGCTCACGCTCACCCCGCCCGAAAACTCACGCCAAAACTCACGCAGCTCACGCCAACCCACAAAACCCCAGGTCAGAAACTCACGCCCCAGCTCACGCAACCACACGACTACACAGCGAACAAACTCACGCACTTACTCACGCCGAAACTCACGCACCTCACGATTTCGACAAAACCGCAGGTCAAAAACTCACGCCTTACTCACGCGGAAACTCACGCACCCCTCCCCCCTAAAGGGGGGAGGGAGGGGTGCGACCACGGAGCAAACACCAGCACCACCCGACCCACCCCGCTGACCCGGTTCCAGAACCCCCGCGCACAGGGAGCACGATGACCAGCCGCCCCACCCCCGACCTCACCCCGCTCCACGACCTCACGAAGGCCATCGCCACCACCATCGCGGAGACCCCCGTCCGGCTCGGCTCTCCGGAAGGCGCCGCCGACTTGGCCGCTGCCGTGGCTGTGCGGGTCGCTGCGTACGTCGGGAGCGTCCTGCCGACCTCGGGGCGCGTGCTCGCGGAGATCGCCGCCGAGCGGGCCGCGCAGGACCTCCGGCGGACCACCGGTGATCTCCCGGACGGGACCGGGGACGACGCGGGCCGGGCGGGCGACGCCGAGCGCGCACGCAGCTTCCGCGACATCTCGCTCAGCTGCGGGTACGGCACATGGTCGGACGTACTGGCGGCGGAGGTCGCCGAGGCGAACGCCGAGCGCGCCCCGGCCCGTCTCCGCGCCGAGCTGCTCCAGGTCGCCGCCGTCGCTACCGCCTGGATCGAGGCGATCGACCGCCGCACCGCTGAGGCCGGTGAGACGAAGTGACCGCGCAGCTCCTCACCCCCGCCCAGGTCCGTGTCATCGCCGGATACGCCCGAGGCCGCCGCACCCACGAGATCGCCGCCGACGCCCACGTCACGATCAGCGCCGTCCGCGCCCACGTGGACCGCGCCATCGCCCGAGCAGGGCTCAAGAGCCACCGCCAGGCCGCCCTCGTCGACCACGCCTACGCCCGCGGCTACCTCGCCGGGCTCCAGCCCGAGCCCCGGCCACCCGCCAGCGTCGCCGGGCGGCAGCTCCAGGTGCTCCGCTTTCTCGCCGAGGGCCTGACCGCAGAAGAGATCGCCGCCCAGCTCGGCCTGAAACCGAGCACGGTCATCGAGCACTGCACCCGCCTCTACGCCACGCTCGGGGCCCGCCACCGCGCGCACGCCGTCGCCCTCGGCTGGCAGGCCGGCCTCCTCGGCCCGGCCCCGAAGTCCGTTGGCCGCCGGTGAACACCGCGACCGTGCTGTTCCTTGCGTGGTTCGTCCTCGCGCCCGCGCTGCTCCTCGGCCACCACCTCATCCCCCCGTACCTCGACGAGAAAGACCGCCCATGAGCCGCGCCGCCCGCACCCTCCAGGTCCTCGACGTCGCCGCGGCCTTCCTCCTCGTGGTCGTCGCCCTCGACTACCGCACGCACGGCGACAACGCCCTCGCCGTGCTACTGGCCGCCGCCGCGCTCCTCGCGGTGATCGCGGCGCTGCGGGCCGAAGCGCTCGCCGAGGCCCACGAGCACGTCGATGTCCTTCACGACCAGCTCGTTGACGCGCGCCGCCGCGAGGCCACGCACCGCGAGTCCGCGCTCAGGGCGTGGACCTCGCTCGGCTGGGCTGGCCTCGACGGCGCGTGCTGCCTGCGCGGGTGGGAGACGCGGGGCGCGGACCACGACCTGACCACGTGCAGCCACCAGGAGCCGAACCGATGACCGACAGCCCCGCCGCCGACCTCCGCGAGCGCGTCCTCCACGCGCTGCGGACCACCCGCGTGCCCCACACGCCGCAAAACCTGCCTTTCCCCGCCCACCACCAGCCCGGCGGCAACACAGGCGGCTTCGGCTGGTGCGCGCTCTGCGCCCGCGACGCCGATGCGCTCGCCGACGCGGTCCTCGCCGTCCTCCCCGCGAGCGCCGACCGGGCGGAGTGGGATGCCCTCTCCCGTGAAGCCGAGCGGCTGCGGCGGATCGCTTCCGAGATGGAGACGCGCAGCGAGCGCATCGAGGCCGAGGTGAAGAAGATGCGCACCGACCGGGCCACCGTGCTCCGCGAGGCCGCCGACCATCTCGCCCGGCAGGCCGACGAACTGTGGGCGCCGGGAAGAACGGCGGCCCACACGACCATGCACGCCGACGCCGCCGAGCTCCGCCGCATGGCCGACGAGGCGCCCGGGGGTGACCGGTGAGCGCCCACCCGCGCTTTTTCCAACAGCTCTCCCGAGAGCTCGCAGCCGCCAGCAGCCCGGCCCGGCGCGACGAACTCCTCGACTACTGGATCGACTGCCGAGACCGCGCCACCGAATGGGACGCCCACTGCTGGGGCTTCAACCCGGACACCTGGTGCGCCAGCGAGCGCGCCGAGATGGAACGCCGCGCCAAGGCGAAACCGCCGTCCGGATGAGCGTCCGCCCCGATCCGGACCGTCCGGACACGAGCACACCACACGCCCCCGACCAGCCCGGACACCGATCCGGACCCGCAAGCCCACGACGAAAGGCACCCACCATGGGATGGTCCAGCGCCAACCGCATCTTCGACCCGATCGCCCGCGCCCTCCAGGACGCCCACGTCCCCGCCGAGAGCCGACGCAAAATCCTCGGCGACCTCATCGACGGGCTGCAAGACGGCGACTGGGACACCGAGGACGAGTCCCTGGAAGGCTTCCTCGACGACCCGGCCGTGGTACTCGCGTTCGCCGACCACGGCGTTCACCTCAGCGACCGCCGGTGCTGCCGCGCCTCGCTCGCCGACGACCCGCGCGCCCAACTCCTGTCGATGCGCTCCGACGAGGTCGACGAAGCGGAGATGGTCCGCGCCCTCGACGCCTTCGTGGGCGCGCCGTACCGCGAGCGCGCCCACCTTCTCGCTCTCCTCGCCGCGATGACCTCGGGTGCCGTCCTCGCGCCCGCGCCCGACGTCGACGAGCCCGGCTGGCAGATCCTCTTCCTCACGATCGGCGACCAGCAGTGCTCCTGGCACATCGCCCCGGCCGACATCGACCTCTTCGCCTTCGTCGAGCACGTCCCCGCCATCGACCCGCGCGCGCAGTGGAACGGACACACCACCGACGAGAAGTACGAGCGGATCGCCGAGCACACCGCCGAGCTGGCGCAGCACTGCGGGCCCGAGTGCGCCGAGATGCACACCGAAACGGGCCGCTGCGAGATCGCGAGAAACCGATGACCACCTGGCTCGCCGTCCTCGGCCTCACCATCCTCGGCTTCCTAGCCCTGCCCTGGCTCGCGCTCCTCTTCCAGCGCTACTGCGACGCCGTCAACCGCATCGCCCACCGCCGCCACGACAACCGCCCCTGACCCCTCCCCGAAGGAGCACCCACAATGACCAGCCGCCTCACCGCCGCGCTGGTCGGCCACCACCTCACCGCCGCCGACCACCCCAGCTCCGTACACCGCCGGAAGTGGGCGCCGGGCTACCGCGTGCAGCAGGACAGCCCCCGCACCGTCCGCGTCTGGCACGACGGACCCGACGAGCACCCGCACCTCGCCGCGTACGCCGACGCGCTCCGCGCCGCCGGGTGCACCGTCACCGCCGAACACCCGGTCGGCGCGCGCCCCCGCCTTCGTGTCACCCACCCCTGACCCGCCGGACACGGCAGGGGGCGCGCCTCTCGTCTCCCCAGACCAGGCGCGCCCCACGGTGCTCCCACCGTACCGCCCTGACCAGCCACGGAGCACCCCATGACCAGCCCAGCCACCCACCTCCGCACCATCGTTCTTCACTGGCCGGACCTCCGCGAAGCTCTCGCCGCTCCCGTGCAGATCGGCGCCTTCGGGCTCGGCCTCCGCGGCTACCTCGCCCGCCAGGCCGACACCGCCACCGAGGAGTACGAGCGCGCGCACGCCGCGCACCTCCGCAGCCTGGAGCGTAACCCGATCCAGCTCGGCGAGCGGCCCGCCCCCGTACGCATCCCGGTGCTCGACACCATGCGCGAGGTCGAGGAGGCCCTGATCGAGCAGGCCGACGTCGTCGCCTCCGCTGTGCAGCGCCCGCCCATGCCCCTCGCCCCGCCGACATGGCCGGCCGCGGACCGCGCGCGCCGCGACCAACTCGCAGCGGCGGACCGGCTCGACCCGCGCCGCTGGAAGTGGACCGGCACGAGGACCGCGCAGTACGCGGCGTTGTGGCTCCTGGCCAGGGTCGAGGGCAAGCCGGGCCCCTTCGCCGCGCTCACCGACGTGCAGCTCGACGAGGTCGCCCGGACCGCGCGCGCGTGCGCCGAGCGCGTCGAGCGCGCGCTCGACATCAGCAGCGAGCGGCGCACCCTGGAGCGGCGGTGCGCGTGCGGGGGCCGGATCGACGTGCACGGCGGGGCCGGGCGGTTGCCGCTCGCGCACTGCACGGGGTGCGGGCGAGTCTGGACGGAAAGCGGGATGACCGCGGCATGAACGCTGACGAGGCACGACAGGAGTACGACCGCATGCTGCGTGAGGAGGCCGCGCGGGACCGGCGGGGCCTCGCCCTACGACTCACCGGGTGGGTGTTGCTGCTCGGCGCCCTTCTCGCTGTGTGGTGGGCCGAAGCGCTGTAGCGCGGAGGGGTGGCCCAGGCGTCCGGGCAGGTGGCCTAGTTGCCGGCCTTCTTCACCAGCTTGCGGATGTACTCGCGGCTCCAGCCCGTGATCCGGGCGACGGTCGCCTGGGCACCGCGCTCGTCGGTCTGGTCGAGGGCGGCGAGGGCTTCGGCCTGAAGGTCGGTGCGTGCGGCGTCGAGGGCCGCTTCGGCGTCGCGGTAGCGCTGGGCTGCGCGTTCGAGGTTGGTGGTGTCCATGGGGGCCATCTTGCCTGACCCTATTGGCCAACTCAATGAGCCAACACGGTTGACATAGGGAACCGAGTAGGCCAACATAGTTCACACAAGGCGACGGACGAGCCCGAGGAGCAGCCCCCATGGCCACGATCTATCAGCGCACCGAGAACGGCACGATCACCACCGTCTCCCAGGCCGAGGGCCTCGCCGAGATCAACAACGCGATGATGAGCGGCCGGCACCAGGTCCGGACGATGTCCTCCATCACCCGCACCGACTACGACATCACGTACAAGGACGGCCGGAGCGTCCGCCTGGTCCTGGTCGACGTGCCCGCCCCGGAGGGATTCCACGAGGGCCAGGCCGTAGTGGTCACGCGCCCCGGCCGGGAGCCGCAGGCGGGCACCGTGGCCCACATCCACACGGCACCCGGGTACGTAGCCGTTCGCGACGACCGGTTCGGCTCCGTCTCCAGCTACCCGACCCGCTTCGTGTCCGCCGTGGAGACCGAGAAGCAGCCCGCCGAGGAGACCGAGAGCCCCGCGCGGCCCAACCTTCAGACGCACACGGGCGTCGTCCACGCCTCCGGGGCGCGCACCAAGGCGCTCCCCGTCGGACGGGCCCCGAAGTGCTGCGCCTCGCGCTCGGCCCTCGCCCGGTACCACTTCCTCATCCCGACCGAGCAGGCTGTCACCTGCCGCAGGTGCCTGGCCGCCCTGGCGAAGGAAGCCTCCCGCAGCTAACCCGAGAGGCGGCCCGCCACCGGGCCGCCTCCCCCACCCACCCTTGGAAGCCCGCATGGATGCCTGCCGCAACGCCGCCCATCGCTCGGCCTGGACCGTGGACGTCCGCCGAGCCAACTACAGCGCCTTCAACGGATACCACCGGACGCCGTCCCCGTACTCCCAGGTGCGTTGCCACACCTGCGGAGCCGTCTGGCGGACGAAGGCGGCCTACGTCGACGAGCTGCCGGACTCGCCGCCGCGCCGCGCCTGCCGGGCGTGCGCCGGCGCAGCGGACACGGCGTGCCGCATCTGCCACCAGGCGTACTGCGGGAACTGTCTGACCGATCACCACCACGAGGGCTACGGAAGCCCCGCGACGGGCTGACTACGTGGGGGCGGCCCACTCGTCCGGGCCGCCCCCACGCCAGTCGATCACCAACGACCGCGCCACGTCCGTCTCGTCGATCCCCTCCAGCCCGGCCCGCCGCAGGAACTCCGCCACGTCGGCGAGACCGTGCGCGAGGCCGAGGATCTCCCCGTCGACCCGCACGCGCCGGCCACCGGTCGGGGACGGCGGGTAGACGACGATCGGCGGGTGAGCGGCCATGCCCCGAGCCTGGCGCGCCAGGACCGGCTCTACCTGCTGGGAGCGGCCATTCGGGGTACGGCGACGCCCCCGCACCGGACCTCAGTGCGGGGGCGTTCGCGTGCGGTCAGGGCCGCCAGGACTCGTCGTAGTCGGGGTGATCGGCGTACACGGCAGCCAGCGATTTGATCGACCAGTAGTGCGCGGCGTCGAACCCACCCTCGGGATACTTCGCCTCGCACCTGCCTTCGCACCACTTATCGTGCGCTCGCAAGACCCGCCGCTTCGCCTCGACCTCTAGCAGCACGCGCGCCGGGTCGTGGCGGGCGATGTGGGCGGCGACGGTCCGATCACCCGTGTAGAACTCGTCATCGCCCACGTCCACCGTCGCGGAAGCGGGCAGATGCCAGTCGAGCCGGTTGTTCGAGCCGTCCCACCGAACCGTCCGAGCTTCCGCCTCGTCCTCGTCGAGCCGCGCGCGAAAGAACGCGAGCAGGTCGGCACTCATGAGCCCTCCTTGGACCGCTGCCGATTCAGTTTCCGCGCCACCTCGGCCGCCTCGTGCCAGACCTGCGCCTGGTCCTCCAGGTCGCGGCGCATCTCCACCTCGGCCTGCGCCGACAGCTCTCCGGCCTTCGACGTGAGCGCCTCCACCACCTCGGCGACGACGGACGCCCGGTAGGCATCGAGCAGCTTCTCCGCCTCACCCCACGGCACGCACCGCTTCTCCGCGACCGAGTCGTACGGCGGGTCGTTCAGGCCGGACAGGATCGCGATCCGGGGATCGGTCGTCGTGGTCACTGGCTCTCCTTGTGGCTCGGGCTGGGGCCGGCGCTTCTTACGCGGCTGCTTGGGGTTCGCCTCGAAGAACGCGGCCACCTGGTCCTGGCGGAACCGTGGCCGCGTACTGCCGCCCTCGCCCTCGACGGGCGCAGGGAAGATGCCGGTCCGCCGGTACGTATGGACCGTCTGGCGGCTGACCCCGTGCTCCGCCGCGATCTCGGTGATGGTCATCAAGCGCGGGCTCCCCTCTGCGTCAGGGCTCTTGGGCACGGCAACATCCTCCCTGTTCTGCTTGACGTTGTAAAGCAGAACGTGCACTCTGGAACGGCACCAACAGAACGGCCCCGGTCGGTGTGTGGAAGCCCGGCCGGGGCCAGCCATCCGCCTGCTTGTACCAGGGAGATGACCCATGCAGGGTACCGACGCCCACCCCGGCCCGCGCGGCTACCGACCTCGCCACCGCGAAGCCGCGATCCGCGCACTCCTCCTCGTCGCCGCCGAACTGCTCGCCGAGAACACCGAGCGCGACTTCGACGAGCCCGACCGCGAAGCCCTCCTCCACGACCTCACCGGCAGCCGCGGCCCCCTCTACAGCGCCCTCGCCGACCGCACCCCCGCGCTCACCACCCCGGTCACCGCCGGGGAGTACCGCCTCCGCCTCCTCGCCCTCGCTTCCACCGGCCGCACCGGCACCCTCGCCGCCTGCCGTGCCGACTACGAGGCCGGACGCCCCGCCCGCGAGGCGTTCGCCGAGCGCATGCGTGGCACGTCGTGAGCTTGCTCGGTCGCCTCCTCGGCGACGACCAGGCGCGCGCCGCGAAGTACGACGCGCCGTCCGCGACCGACCAGGCCGCCGCGAAGGACCGCGACCGCCGGCAGAAGCGCCGCGCCGCCGACCGCCGCCGCAACGCGAAGGCCGAGGCCCGCTTCGAGGCCCGAGACCGCGGCATCTACGGCTGACCCACCCCCACCGACCGGCCGTCCCGGACTTCCCAGCCCGGGGCGGCCCTCCTTCCAGCTCCGGAGGAGCACCCCCGTGAAGACCCGCACCGTCCAGCGCAGCCGCCTCGTGCCGCACACCGTGGACGGCCGTACCGAACTCGTCCTCGACCGCTACGAGGAGGAACAGCCCGCCCCGCCCCGCGACCTCGACCACGCCGTCCTCAACGCCGTCACCGGCGGCGCCACGCTCCTCGTCGCCATCAGCGTCGCCTGGTCCACCGTCAGCATCGGCGACCTCCTCGCCCGCACCGTCCCCACGCCCTCCCTCGGCTACGGCGCCGCCCTAGCCTTCGACGTCGCGTGGATCATGTGCATGGCCCTGGAGTGGCTCAGCCGGTACGACGCCGCCCGTGCCCGCCTGTACATGGGGGCCGGACACGCCGCGCTCGCCGTCGCCGTCGCGGCCGTCGTCACGCACGGCATCGTCGAGGACCAGGTTGCGGGCGGCGTGCTCGCCGCCGCCGTGTCCGTGCTCGCGAAGGCGACCTGGGCGCTCGTGATGCGGCAGCACGCGAAGGTCTTGGACCCGCTCACCGAGCAGTGGGTCGACAAGCAGCGTGCGAAGGCCGGCGCCCAGCTCGCGATGGTGCCCGTACGGCGGCAGCTCGCGCGGATGCAGGCCGCCGTCGCCGCCGAGACCGCCGCGCTCGACACCGCGCAGGCCCGCGCCCGCGCCGAGCAGGCGCAGGCGGACGCCGATCCGGACCGTCCGGACGACGAAGCGGACGACGAGGACGGCAACGTCCTCCCGCTCGTCGGCAAGCGCCTGACCGTGAAGGACGCGGTCCGGACCGCCGTCGACTCCGGCCTCGATGACGCGGACGCCGTCCTCCGCTACGTGCGCACCGCCGCCGACCCGAACGTGAAGAGCGAGACCGTCGCCCGGTACCTGCGCGCCGCCCGGATCGCCGGATGACCGACAAGACGCCGATCACCCCGACCCGGATCATCCCCGGCGGCGCCCCGCTCCCCGGCCGGGCGCCACTCCCCGGCGAGGTCCCGCCGTGGCGCACACCGCCCCCGCCGCGACCGCCCGCCCCGCCGCCCGTGCCGCCACCACCACCCGTCCCCGCGCCCCCGCCCGCGCCGATCGAGGTCCGCGTCACCGTCGACCTCGCCCCGCCCGCCGAGACCGAGGAGGAGCAGCCTGGCGCGCTCGCCCGCCTGTGGGCGCAGGTCGCCTCCTGGCGCCTCGCCGCCGCCGCGGGGGCCGCGCTGCTGCCGTGGCTTGGCGGGCACAGCCCCGCCACCGCCTGGGCCCACACCGTGCACGCGCTCCGCGAGGAGGCCGGCCTCGGCGCGGCCTACACCGTCGCCGGGCTCGCGCTCGGCGGCGCCGTCCTCGTCTACCGGCACAGCAGCGGCCGGACCCTGCCCACCTTCTTCCTCGTCACCGCCAGCGTTGGGGCTCTCGGCGTCCTCTCGTGGTGGGACCCGATCCAAGCCCTCACGGGAGTCAGCCGATGAGCACGACGACCACCCTGACCATCGGCGGCCTCACCGCCGCACTCCTCATCCTTGTGGCGAATCTCCACCCCTGGTGGACCGGGAAGAGGGAAATCAAACAGCTCGCCGCCTTCGGGAAGGGCTTCGCGGGCGCGGCGCTCATGGCCGCCTGCCCCGGCGGCATTCTCGGCTGGGCCCACGCGCACACCGGCGGCATCGCCAACTCCGCAGGCGAGAAAGCGGGGACCGCCGCCACGGGCGTCGGGACGGCCAGCCCCCTCAGCGCCGGGCACATCGCCGGGCTCTCCGCCCTGGGCGCGCCCGTCGTGGTCGTCGGGGCCTTCCTCGTCTACCTGGCGTGGAAGAAGGCCGGTGCGAAGGACAAGAAGCGCCTCGCCGGAGGGGTTTTCGTAGGCTCCGTGCTCCTCCTCACCGCCGGGATCGCGGGCATGATCGAGTGGCTTCCGGGCGCTCTCAACCACGTGGGCGCGCAGATCAGCGCAGCTGTGCAGGAGGGGGCGTGACACTCTCCCGCCTGCCCCGCACCGCCGCGCGCCGGACCCTGGGCAGCGCCGACCGCCTCGCGCGCGGCTCCACCTTCCTCGCCCGCCGCATCGCCGCGCGCCTCGCCGACTGGGTCGCCCGCGGGCGCCGCCGCGACCTGACGGGCTGGCGCGCAGCACTCGGCCCGCTCGCTCGCCTCGGCCTCCTCGCGGCGCTCGGCTGGGTCGCGTGGCGGCTCGTCCAGGCCCGCGTCTGGTGGATCAACTGGGGCCTCGCCGGGCTGTGGGCCGGGATCGCCTGGCGCCTCACCCGGGCACCGAAGGAGCAGCTGGAGGAGGCCGCCGAGGAGGGCCCGGCGCTCCCCGACCGGGACGTCGTCGTCGGGCTCCTCCGCGCACTCGCCGGGGACCGCCCCGGGGTGCACCTCTCCACCGTCCTCGCCCACCTCCAGGAGCACGGGCAGGCGGGGGGCTGGAAGGTGACGGATGTGCGGCTCCGGCTGGAGGCCCTGGGCATCGCTGTGAAACCCAAGCTCAAGGTGGGGCGGGTACCGAAGCGAGGGGTCGCCGTGACCGCGCTCGACGCACTCCCCCCGCTCGACGATCACGAGGAATCTCCCGACGCATCTCCCGCCGTCTGACCTGGGAAGTCTCCCGCGCTCTCCCCTCAGTCTCCCGCCCCTCTCCCCGTCTGGGGAGAGGGGTTTTTGGGGCATCTATGGGGCCTTCTCATATACCCCCTGGGGGTATTACTCCTACCTATGGCCAACGCTTACCGAGCACGGCCCACGAACCCCGGAGACCCCCGTGGCCCCAACCTGGACCCTCCACCACGGAGACGCCCTGACGCTCCTTCCGACGCTCATCAACCCTGTCGACGCGACGATCTGCGACCCGCCGTACAACAGCGGCGGGCGCACGATGACCGCCCGCACCGCCCGTACCGCCCGCGAGAAGTACCTCACCGAGGGCGGGCGCAACCACGGCGCCGACCTCGGCGACTTCACCGGCGACAACCGCGACCAACGCGGATACACCTCGTGGCTCTCGCAGATCCTCGCGCACTGCTACCGCCTCACCCGGCCCGGCGGCGCTGCCCTCGTCTTCACCGACTGGCGCCAGCTCGCCGCCACCACCGACGCCCTCCAGGCCGCCGGATACACCTGGCGGGGCATCGCCGTCTGGCTCAAGCCGATCGCCCGCCCCCAGCCCGGGCGCCTCAAGCAGGACTCCGAATTCATCGTCTGGGGCTCGGCGGGCGCGATGATCCCCGGCACCGACCCGGTCTACCTGCCGGGCCACTTCACCGGCAGCCAGCCCCGCGGGAAGGCCCGGCAGCACATCACGCAGAAGCCCATCGAGGTCATGCAGCAGCTCGTTCGCATCGCGCCGCCCGGCGGGACCGTGCTCGACCCCTTCGCCGGGTCCGGAACCACCGGAGCCGCCGCCCTCGCGGAAGGCCGCAGCTTCATCGGCATTGAGCAATCTGCCTCGTACGCCGAGGTGGCCCGCGCCCGCCTCGCTTCCCATTCCGGCCATGTCCCGGGTGCTCGCGCGGCAGACTGAGGGCATGCGCGTACAGCTTCATGGTGGGCCCCTCGACGGCGAGCATGTCGACGTGGACCCCGCCGACCCCGACCCGTGGATCGCGATCATCGCGGACGGCTGTTCCGAGCCCGGCGGGCGATCCGTCTACGCTCCCGACCGCGAGGGCGCGTGGCGGTGGGAGCGGGACCTACCGTGGGACGCGATGTGAAGTGGTTGCCGCTGCCCAGGAGGCGCGCTCGGCCCGCTACCGTGCCTGGGCCACCGTCGTTCGCTGTGCTGGAGCACGACCTCCTCGGCGTCCCGCCTGCTTCGGATGTCGCCCACATGCAGCTCGTGCTGCGCCTCACCGGGATCTGCTTCGCCCACGACCCGATCGCCGACCTCACCGAGCCTGAGCGGGCGCACTGCGGCGGATGCGGGCGACCGCTCCGCCTCGACGAGGCAGGGTCGTGGAGCGTTGCCGAGGATCGTCAAGGCTTGACGTAGCTGGTGATCTTGCCGCACACTCGGCGGCAGATCCGGCATGCCCGGAAACAGAAGGCCCGCCACTGAGCGGGCCTTTCCGCTTTCCCCGAACCCCCAGCGCACCAGGCCGCGCGCGGACATCATGAGCCCCATGACCCGCACAGCCATAGCCGCCGTACTCATCACGGCCTGCGCCGCGCTCACCGCGTGCAGCAGCGACAGCGACACCGACAGCAAGCCCACCCCGGCAGCCTCGACCCCCGGCCCCGACATGTCGTCAGCCGAAGCGGCGGCCGGCATCCCACCGGAGCCGACCGGCGCCGACCGCAAGGCTCTCCTCCTCGCCCTCCGCGCCGTGGCCCCGAAGGCGGTCGACAAGGCGCACGAGGACAAGGCGATCGACGCGGCACGCAACCAGTGCGCGGCGATCAACGGCGGCGGCACGAACCTTGACTCGACCGCCGCCGCGCGCTTCTCGTACGACGGCGTGACCACGAACGAGGCGCAGGGCAAGGCGATCAACGCGGCGCTCAAGGCGAGCGGCTTCTGCAAGGTGTAGAACCCCCACCACAGACCGGGCCCGGCCGTACACCCCCGTGACGGCCGGGCTCTCGTATGTCCGGAGGCGCACGTGGCTCTCCGACGAGGCCAACGACGCGTCACCGACGAGGACCGGGACCAGGTCCGGGCGCTGCACGCCGAAGGGCTCGGCCGCAACGAGATCGCCCGCCGGATCGGGCGCGGCTCCCGCACCGTGAGCGTCCTCGCCGCCGAGATGGGCCTCAGCTTCGACCGCACCCACACCGCCATCGCAACGGAGGCCCGCGTGATCGACGCCAAGGCGCGCCGCGCCGCGCTCGTCCAGCGTGCGTACACCCGCGCGGAGAAGATCTACGACCGCCTCGAAGCCGACGCCGGACCAGCGGGGTACGACTTCACCGCGACCAGCGTGAACGGCATCGAGACCAAGAACCTGAACCACGTCCCCGCCCAGGACGAGCGCGCGCTCGCCCTCGCGGCCGGCGCGCACCTCGCCCAGGCCGCGAAGCTCGAAGCGCTCGACGGCGACCCCGGCCTCGACGCCGCGCGGTCGATGCTCGGCGGGCTCGCCGAGGGCCTGCGCCGGATCGCTGAGGCCCCGGAGGACACCGGGGAGGGCTGACATGCTGGACGCCCTGCCACTGTCCCGGAAGCAGATCCGCAGCATCTCGGCAGCGAGCGCGCGTATCAACATCTGGCACGGCGCGATCCGGTCGGGGAAGACGGTCGCCTCGCTGATCGCCTTCCTCATCGCGGTCAGTACGGCGCCGGCCTCCGGGCTCATTGTGATCGTGGGGCGCTCGCTCCAGACCATCGAGCGGAACGTCCTCGACCCGCTCCAGGACGACGCGCTCTTCGGCCCGATCGCCCGCCAGGTCGTCCACACCCGGGGCGCGACCGTCGCCACGATCCTCGGCCGCACCGTGCACCTCGTCGGCGCGGCGGACTCCCGGGCGGAGGGACGCCTGCGCGGCCTGACCGCGTGTCTGGCATACGTGGACGAGGCGACGCTGATCCCGCGCGGCTTCTGGAATCAGCTCCTCGGCCGCCTATCGGTTCCGGGCGCGAAGCTCATGGCGACGACCAACCCGGACAACCCCGGGCACTGGCTCCGCCGCGAGTTCCTCGACCGCGAGGGCGAACTCGACCTCCGCTCGTGGCACTTCACCCTCGACGACAACCCCGCCCTCGACGCCGCGTACGTCGCCTCCCTGAAAGCGGAGTACACGGGGCTCTGGTACCGCCGGTTCATCGCCGGGCACTGGGTGCAGAGCGAAGGCGCGATCTACGAGACCTTCGACCCCGCGCGGCACGTCGTACGGGACCTGCCACGGATCGACCGGTGGGTGTGCGACGCGATCGACTACGGCACCGTCAACCCGTACGCCGACGTGCTCCTGGGCGTGGGCTCGGACCGGCGCCTGTACATCGTCTCGGAGTACCGGTGGGACTCGCGGCGCGAGCGGCGGTCCCTCACCGACGCTGAGTACTCGCGGGCCCGGCGCGGCTGGCTCGCGCGGGTGCCGCAACCCGAGCAGAACATTGTCGGCGTGGCCCCGGAGTGGACGATCGTGGACCCGTCCGCCAGCTCGTACATCGAGCAGCTCCACCGCGACGGCGTGCGCGGCGTGCAGCCTGCGGACAACGCGGTCCTCGACGGTATCCGCACGGTCTCCTCGCTGTTCTCCTCCGACCTGCTCCGCGTGCACGAGTCCGCGCGCGGGCTGATCGACGAGTTGCCCGGGTACTCCTGGGACGACGCGGCGGCCGAGCGCGGCGAGGACAAGCCGATCAAGGAATCTGACCACTCGTGCGACGCGCTGCGGTACGGGGTCCGTACGACGGAGAGCCTGTGGCGCCCGTACCTGCCGACTCAACTGGAGGTGGCCGCCTGATGGCTGAGCAGCCCATTACCCCTGACGTCGCGATCGAGACGGCGGCGCGGCTCCTCCGCGCGGCCGAGCTGGAGACCAACCTCGCGATGATGGAGCGGCTCGACGATCTCGCCACGTCCTGGCTGAGCATGGCCGCGCTTCTTCTGGAGAGGGAGGCGGTCTGATGGCTACGGAGGTCACCCTGCCGGTGCACGTCCGCGTAGGCGAAGCCGAAGGCTGCTTGGGCGAACTCACCGTTGAGGCCACGGGCGGGACGGTGCGTGGGAAGGACGTTCTCCACCAGCTCGCGGCCTTCTTCCGCGAGGCCGCCGACGTCATCGAGCACCCCACCGAGGACGACGACGAGGAGGCGCCGGATGCCGCTGCCCACGGGTAACGTTCCCTGGCCCCCGCCCCAGCTCTCGCCCGCCCTCACCCTCATGGACACCTGGGACACCTGGTGGTCCGGCGACGTCGACCGCTTGGAGCAGCTTTACGGCGGCGGCTTCGGCGCCGGCCACGACCCGCGCCGCCACCAGTTCTCCGGCGGCGTAGTCGGCCGCATCGCCCGCTGGTGGTGGGGCAGCCCCACCTCGCCCGGCGAGCGCCGTACGAAGCTCCACGTCCCGCTCGCCGGGGACATCTGCGCGGGAAGCGCGGACCTGCTCTTCTCCGAGCCCCCCACGTTCACCGTGGACGACGAGGACACGCAGGCCCGGCTCGACGAGCTGACCGACGAGGGAATGCTCGCCACCCTCCAGACCGGCGCCGAGATCGGCAGCGCCCTCGGCGGTGTCTACCTGCGCCCAGTCGTCGACACCAAGATCTCGGACCACGCCTGGACCGACATCGTGCACGCCGACCGCGCCGTACCGGAATTCGTATGGGGACGCCTCTCCGCCGTGACCTTCTGGAGCGTCGTACGCGAGGAAGACGGGCAGGTCTGGCGGCACCTGGAGCGCCACGAACCCGGCTTCGTGCAGCACGGCCTCTACCAGGGCACACGCGCGAAGCTCGGGCGCCCGGTACCGCTGGAGGACGCACCGGCGACCGAGGGCTTCGCCCCGCTCGTAGGCGAGTTCGGAGAGATCGAGACCGGCTACGAGGGCCTCGACGTCTCGCACGTCCCCAACCAGACGACGCGCCGCTGGAGGAGGGACGAGTACCTCAAGGACCTCGGGCGTAGCGACCTCGACGGCGTCGAGCCGCTCATGGACCAGCTCGACGAGACCTACAGCTCATGGATGCGGGACATCCGCCTCGGCAAGGGCCGCATCATCACCCCCGAGGCGTACCTCACGCCCGGCGGGCCGGGACAGGGTGCACGCTGGGACCCGGACCGCGAGGCTTACGCGAGCCTGAATATGCTGGCGCGCGGCGACGCGGGCCCGCAGCTCACCGTCGCTCAGTTCGCGATCCGCGTGCAGGAGCACCGCGAGACCGCCGAAGACCTCGTCAACCAGATCTTGCGGTCGGCGGGCTACTCGGGGCAGACCTTCGGTATCGGCGGGGACGTCGCGGTCACCGCGACCGAGGTTGTCTCCAAGGAGCGCCGCTCCATGACGACTCGGGGTCGCAAGGTGCTCAGGTGGAGGCCAGCGCTCGCGCACCACGTCGAGGCGCTCCTCGCGGTTGACCGGCACGTCTTCGGCGGCGTCGCCGCCCCGCAGCGCCCCACCGTCGAGTTCGCCGACAGCGTGCAGGAGAGCCCGCTCAGCCTTGCCACCACGGCCGAGACGCTCCGCCGCGCACAGGCCGCGAGCACGGAGACCCTCGTCCGGATGACCCGGCCCGAGCTGGACAAGGACGAGGTCGCCACCGAGGTCGCCCGCATCCACCTGGAACAGGGCATGAGCGTCCCCGACCCCATGCAGGCGGGAGACATTCCGTAGGAGGCGCACGGTGCCGGTATCGCCCGCGCTCGCCGAGGACCTCGCCGCCGCCGTCGCCGACCTGTACGAGGCCGCCGAGGGCACGATGCTCGCCCGCATCAGGCAGGCCCTCGCCGAAGGCATCGACTCCCCGGTCTGGGTCGAGCTGAAGTTGGCCGCGCTCGGCGACCTCCAGACCGCGATCCAGACCGTCATCGACGCGCTCACCCTCGACGCGTCCGGCGCGATCCACGAGGCCGTCGCCGAGGCGTACGACCGCGGGCAGCAGGCGGCCGTCGCCGAGCTTGGCGCGGTCGCGGTCGGGCAGGCGGCGGTGGCCGCCGACGTGCTGCCGACCGCGCCAGCCGTGGACCGGCTCGCGGCGGCGCTCGTCGCCGACACCGGGCCCGTGCACCAGCGGGTGCTGCGGGTCGCGATGGACACGTACCGAGACGTCATCACCCGCGCGTCAGCCGCTCCGCTGCTCGGCGCGCAGACGCGGCGCCAGGCCGCGCAGTCCGCGCTCGACGCGTTCGCGGACCGGGGCGTCACCGGCTTCATCGACTCCCGGGGCCGCGGATGGGACATGCGCGCGTACGTGGAGATGGCGACGCGGTCGGTGGTGGGGCGAGCGGCGGTGGAGGCGCACACGGATCGGCTCGCGGCTGCGGGCGTGGATCTGGTGGTGGTGTCGCGAGCGCCGGAGGAGTGCCCGCTGTGCAAGCGCTGGGAGGGCAAGGTGCTGGCGCGGGCGGGGGCGCCGGGCGCGCGGACGGTGAGCGTGGAGCACGCGACGGAGGACGGCCGGACGGTCGAGGTCTCGGTGGCGGGCTCGTTGCCAGAGGCGCGGGCTGCGGGGCTGCTTCATCCGAACTGTCGGCACTCCGTCTCGGCATACCTGCCAGGTGTCTCGCGGGTGCCGGAGTCGGTGCCCGCGCGGGCGTCGTACGCGGAGTCGCAGCAGCAGCGGTATCTGGAGCGGCAGGTGCGGCGGTGGAAGCGGCGCGCGGCGGCGGGGCTCGACGACGGGGCCCGTACGGCGGCGAGCGCACGGGGGCGGGCGTATCAGGCCCGTATCCGGGAGCTGGTCGCAGATACGGGCCTGCCGCGTAAGAGCCACCGCGAGCAGCTCTCGGCCGCGCGCTAGTTCGGCCGATCCGTTTGCTTGTCGTACTGCTGGAGCTGGAACGGCGTGCAGCCCGCCCCGCAGAAAGGTTCGCCCGTGGGCGCGGGCGCCGACTCCTGGCCCTCCCTAATTTCGACGTGCGCCTTGCGGACCAGGCGCGCTCCACACCGGCGGCAGTGCTCCGCCGGTTCGACCGGTACGTGCTTCGTGATGAGCGGCATGCCGGGACCGTACAGCACCGCCAACCTCCGTCTTCCGCCCGCCGGGTGCGGGCCGGATCGCTCAACAGCCCCGCCAGGCGCGGGGCTCCCTACGCGCACCAGGAGTGCACGATGCAGAAGAAGACCCTCGCCCGCTACGCCCTCGCCGGGGCCGGATGGGCCCACCCCTACAGCGTCCGCCCTTTCGACCCGTGGCTGTACGCAGACGGCGGGGACGGAGGCGACTCCGGCACCGACGACAGCGGCAACGCTGACGACGGCGGCGACGACGACCAGGACGACGACGCCGGGGCAGTCGACGACGCGGACGACAAGGACCAGGGCGAGAAGCCCAAGCCCAGGCCGCCCGCGAAGAAGCCTGCCGACGACGACCCGGCCGCGACGATCGCCCGGCTCCAGAAGGAGCTGAAGACGGCGAACGGCGAGGCCGCGAAGGCGCGCACGTCCGCGAAGAAGGCCGCCGCCGACGAAGCCCGCACGGAGATCGTGCAGGAACTCGGCAAGGCGCTCGGCCTGATCAAGGACGACAAGGACACGCCGCCCGACCCGGCCGCGCTCACCGCGCAGATCGAGAGGGCGACGGCCGCGCACCGGGAGACGGCCGTGGAGCTGGCGGTGTACCGGGGCGCGTCGAAGCTTGGCGCCGACCCCGACGCCCTCACCGACAGCAGGGCGTTCCTCCGCTCGATCGCCGACCTCGACCCGGCCGACGAGGGCTTCTCGAAGAAGGTCAACGCCGCGATCAAGCAGGCCGTGACCGACAACCCCAAGCTCAAGGCCGCCGCCCCGGCGCCCGGCCGCATGGGCGCGGACTTCTCCGGCGGGTCCGGAGGCAAGGCCGCAGACGACTCGATCGACGCTCACCGCGAGCGGCGCCGCAAGCAGCGCGGCGGCTGAGCGCCAGCACCCACAGAGAGGGCCCCCGATGCCCAACAACTTCCTCACCCCTGACACCATCGCGCGGCGCGCGCTCGCGACGCTGTACGAGACCACGCACATGGCACAGCTCGTCCACCGCGACTACGAGTCGGATTTCGCCGGCCGCGTGGGCGACACGATCACCGTGCGGAAGCCCGCGACCTTCGTGGCCACGGAGTTCAACCGCACCACCGGGATCGTGCCGCAGAACGCGACCGAGTCCGGGTTCCCCGTCGTGCTCAACCACCTGCCCGACGTCAGCTTCACGGTCACGACCGAGCAGCTCACCCTGGAGATCGATGACTTCGGCGAGCGGCTCCTCGACCCGGCGATGGAGGCGATGGCGCAGAAGATCGACCGCGACATCCTCAGCCTCCGCAGCGACATCACCCAGACCGTGGGCGAGGTCGCCGAGAACACCGGCGGCGAGAACTACAACTACCCCGGGGGGGCGTACCCGTGGTCGGACTCTCGCGTCCTCATCGAGGCCGGCGCGAAGCTCGACACGAAGAACGTCCCGGCCGCTGACCGCAACGTGGTCGTCGGCCCGCGCACGAAGGCGCGGTGGATGGCCGAGAAGATCTGGCGCGCTTCCGACCAGCGGGGCAGCACGGTCGGGCTCACCGAGGCGCAGTTCGGCGCGAACGCGAGCGGCTTCACGCCGTACATGTCGCAGAACATCGCGGGCCCCGCGGCCGACCCGGAGACGGGCGAGCCGACCACCGAGGTCGACGTCGCGTTCCACCGCACCGCGTTCGCGCTGGTCACCCGCACCCTGGAGATCCCGCCGGGCGCTCAGGACGCGGCGATCGTGCCGTACAAGGGTTTCGCGCTCCGCGTGGTCTACGACTACGACATCAAGTTCAAGCAGACCGTCGTCTCGGTCGACTGCCTGTACGGCGTGAAGACCCTCGATCCCAACCGCGCCGTCCTCATCAAGGGAGCCGATGCCGCATGATCCGCTACCGCAACGAGAACAACGGCGAGGTCGTCGAGCGCGAGAAGCCGGACGCACGGCTCGACTTCCTCCCCAACTGGGAGCGCCTGGAGGACGGGGAGGAGCCGGGCCCGGTCCGGCCGGACGGTGTCCTCTCGCGTCCGCAGGCATCGCCCGGCGTGGCCGAGCAGGACGCCACGGACGAGGAGCTGGAGGAGCGAGCGGCCGATGAGCCGCCCGCCCGTACGGCGCCCAAGTCGGTGTGGCAGGAGTACGCCCGCGAGCGCGCGGTCTCCGACGAGGAGCGCGCCGAGGTCGACGGTCTCACCAAGGAACTGCTCGTCGCGAAGTACGGGACGGTGGCCGATGGCTGACCTCGTCACGAACGTCGCGAAGGGGCGGTTCGTGCACTACGGGGCGACGGCGCAGGCGGGCACCGGCGGGGCGAAGCTCGTCGCGGTGGTGCTCGCCGCGGCCAGCTTGCCCACGGACGACGCGCTCCAGGACGCGGACACGCTCGCCGCGATCCTCGCGACCGCGACGGAGCAGACCGCGATGGGCCGCAAGGTCCTGACCGGAGTCACGGCGGCGGTCAACGACACGACGAACAGCGCCTCCGTGGACGCTGCCGACGTGACGTGGACCGCCGCGAGCGGGCCCGCCACCGGGAAGCTCGTCATCGCCTTCGATCCAACCGGCAGCAGCGCGGACTCGGCGCTCATCCCCCTGACCGTCCACGACTTCGCGGTCACGCCGGACGGGACCGACATCACCGCGCAGATCGCCACGGCGGGGCTGGCGGTCGCCGAGAACGCGTGAGGGGCGGGGACGTGGCAAGGCTGTGGACGTGTGGGTTCGAGCTTCAGTCCGCTGCCGCGCTGGTGGAGATCCAGGACTCCAACGGATCGCCCGCGATCTCCACCAGCATCCACCGCCCCGGCGGGCTCGCCTCGCTGCGCATCGCGCCCACCGGGCCGACGCAGTACGTCGAGATGCAGCTCACGTCCGGCACCGTGATGCGGACGTTCCACCGCTTCTACCTCTACATCACCGCCCTCCCCGCTGCGGACACCAACGTCTACGGCATCGGGCAGAGCGGCTACTTCCCCGCCGTCGTACGGCTGACGACCACGGGCGCGCTCCAGCTCCGCGACAACCAGGCCCTCACCAACCTCGGCGCACCGACCGCGCCGCTCGCCCTCGGGCAGTGGCACCGGATCGAGCTGGACTACACCGACACCGCGGGCACGGTCACGGCCGGGACGAGCCCTTTCCGCGGCTACCTCAACGGCACCCTCTTCGCCGACACCCTGTGCTCGAACATCAACGGGTTCAGCCGCGTCCGCATGGGCGCGATCCAGGCCGCGAGCGGCATGGACATCTGCATCGACGACGTCGCCGTGAACGACGACACCGGGACGGCGCAGAACAGCTTGCCCGGGGCAGGCACCGTCGTGCACCTGCACCCGGCCGGCACCGGGGACGCGAACGGCTGGACCACCGCCGTGGGCGGTACTGCGGGCGCAGCGAGCAACTGGACGCGCGTGGCCGAACTGCCGCCGGACGACGCGACCTCGTACAACCAGACCGCGGCCTCCGGGACAACGGCCGCCGACGACTTCACCCTCTCCTCCGCGTCCGCCGCCGGGATCGGCGCGACGGACGCGATCCGACTCGTAGCCGTGGGCGCGCGCGTGGGCTCGACGGCGACGACGGCGGCGAGCATCGTCACCCGTATCAAAGGGCAGAGCGGCGGCACCGTCAGCGAGTCGCCCTCGACGAGCGTTGCGGTAAACGGGTGGGCCACGAACAGGGCGACGGTGCCGCGCCTGTACCAGCTCACCACGTACGCCAACCCCCAGAACGGCACGGCCTGGACGCGGGCCGCGCTCGGCACGGCGCAGATCGGCTACCGGGCGAACGTCTCGCAGACGACCGTGCGCCGGGTGAGCGCGCTGTGGGCACTCGTCGAGTACGCCCGCCCCGAGACCGTCGTGCAGCTCGGCGCCGCCCACGAGCGCGCGGGCGGGCTCCGCCTGGTCCTGCCCTTCGGGACGGGGCTCCGCGACGACTTCGCGGACGGCACGGTCGACGCGGCGCGGTGGCCGGACTCGTACGGTGCGGTCAGCGAGAGCGGCGGCGAGGCGATCGTCTCCTCGACCACGGGCTACGCGGGGTACGCCTCCGCGACCGCGTACCGGCTCGCCGACTCCGGCGTGTTCTGCCGGGTCACGTCGGCGCCCGCCGGGACCGCGAGCGAGGCGTGGACGCAGGTCCTCGTCACGACGGCGAACATGGGCACGGACGCGGTCGCCGAGGTCGACGCCGTGCACGGGCTCCTCAACTTGTCGGCGCGCGCGGGCTACTACGACCCCGACCGCGTCAGCCTCCCGTACGACCCCGAAGAGCACGCCTGGGTGCGCATCCGCGCGACCGGCGACACCCTTCTGTGGGAGACGGCGCCGGACGGTGCGGTATGGACCGTGCAGCGCTCGTCCCCGGCCCCGGCCTGGGTGCTCGACGGCACGCCTCTCCAGGTGCAGCTCACCACCCACCGTGACGCGGGCGCGAGCGGCGAGGCACGGTTCGCCGCGTTCAACATCGCGCCGCCGCACATCGTTCGCCCGGCGGCGACCGCGCGTACGACGGACCAGGCCCTCCCGGTGACGGCCGTCGCGCGCGCGGTCCTCGGGGCGGCCGTCGAAGCCGAGTACGGCACTGCGGCGAGCTGGTCGCGGCGCGCGACGCTCGGCACGGCGGCCACCACGGGGGCAGCGCAGCCGGTCGGGCACCGGCGCACAGCCCCGCTGCTCGCCGCCCCTGTGGCCGAGCGGGCGGGCGAGCTGACGGCCCGGCACCGTGCGGCGGCGGCACCCGCCCACGAGCACGACGCCGCCCTGCCGGTGCGCGCGGTCCGGGCG